CTCGCAGCCACCCTTGGAAGGTTAAGAGAGACGTCGTGCCTGTAAACACATATTCACTTAATTCATGTAGGGGATTCGTTATAGTGTACGTAATTGCGAGATATTTGGCGGGTGCCATTTGCGAAGATACCGACCTGCGCCATATGAGGTCGTACAATTTTGCATGTGCGGGACTTTTGAAGTCAATGTCGCCTGCTTTTACCGTGATACGTGTGGGTCGGATAGCTTCGTGGGCTTCCTGTGCGTTTGGATTTGCAGTGCGCGCAGATCGTTTGCTCGTTTCCCTTGACACGTGATCCTCTCCAAATTCCATTGTGATATACGCACGAATTGCTTCAATCGCATCTTCTGATAAAGTAGTAGAATCGGTTCGCATATATGTGATATGGCCTTCCTCATACAATGTCTGAGCTAACGACATGGTCATTTTAGGCGGGAATTTATGATGTGAAAACGCTTCCTGTTGCAGAGACGACGTTGTAAACGGAAGGGGCGGTGATTTCTTCGTGTCCTTTTTGGAATATTCAACATTCCATTTTGGCTGCACTTGAACACCATATTGAATAATAGTCTGCATGTGTTCTTGGGCTACATCAAGTTTGTCAATTTGCTCTACTTGCTCATGCTTCGCGTTAAGCGTCAGTGTACCGGATCCGAAAATTCCATGAAGTACCCAAGATTTTTGAGGGTCATGATTTTCAAACTCGGCAAAGCGTTTTTGTATCATATATAGTGCAGCACTCTGAACCCGTCCCGCACTCAGACCACGTGCGCCTGGGAATACTTTCCAAAGTAAGGGACTCACCTGGTAGCCGACTAGACGATCAAGTATGCGACGAGTTTCCTGGGCAGCTACCTTGGCCTCATTCCACCCGGTAGGATTGTCAAATGATGTCTTTAACGCCGCCTTAGTAATCTCATTAAATGTCACGCGTATGCATTTCTTCATGGGAATCGCCAGCGCAATCTGAAGATGATGTGCAATTGCATATCCCTCTAAATCTGGATCCGAGGCGAGATACACCATAGTCGCTTCTTTAGCTTGCTTCTTCAATTTTGACACGATGTCTTTCTTTGTCGGTAGAATTTCCCATGTAATATCCCAATTTCCAGTCTCCGTGTTTATACCCAGCGTTTTCGCAGGCAGATCACGGACATGTCCGAAACATGCAGATACTGTCCATGATCGCTCCGGATATAGACTTGACAAGTACTTTGATATAGTTTTAGCTTTTGCAGCGGATTCCACAATGACAAGACAATTCATCTTTGTAAAAACAACACATTCATCCCTCATTTTTTCGCGTCTCATAAGTCCAGGCTAAGGGATACCTTGGGTACGATGCGGCGCAGGCCCTCTTTCTTAGTGACTGGCCGTTCGCCTTCAAAGATTTCGTGAATTTTTTTGATAGTTTCATCATTAAAACCGCGAGAGGCGCCCTCCTCCACAATAGTATAGAGCTTCGTTTTAACTTCCGTCAGTTTCAGAGGAGCTTTTACTTCACGGACTTTGTGTTTAATGCGACCATTCTGTGTATTTAAATCGTCATAGTTGAAGCGCTTCATAAAATCTTGAATCTGTGAACCGAGTGCCTTCTGATGAACCATGCGTTCCCTGACGGCAATTCGCAGCTTCTTAACCTGTTCGTCAAGTTTGACCCACTCAGATACCTGGCTCCGAAACTCTGCCATTTCATCAACACTAGGTGCCGTCCGCGAGGGACCCGCTTCTTCTATAAGATCCATGGCGTCAATATGTGTATATAAAATAGTTCATCTGTTTAAATCTATTTATTTGCCGCCACCCGCCGCCCCCCTTTTTGCTGGTTTAACAAGCGGTTTGATTACAGGATGTACCGGTTTCCGAGTTACTGCAATCTTTTTCATGTATCTCATAATAAAGGCAAAGAAGCTTGCAGCACTACGATCTCCAGGAATACCAGTATGCACACCAGGATATTCAATCACCTCATTAACATATGCTTTAATAGTCGGAAAACCATTGATCCCCTGCATACCAAGTGGCAATAGTCCCATATTTCTATATTCAACTTCAGCAATCAGTACGTCGCCGTTTTTCTTCAAGGCTTCTTCTTTGGCCAGTTTCCATGCCGGAAGCATGGCCTGGCAATGCCCACAACCGTTCATGTGATACAACATAACGATAGGAGTACCTTTTTCAATTGCTTTCTTCAGCCGATAAACGGTGGATGAAGTTACTACCAGAGCTTGCACCATTACTAATGAATACAAATAAATTATTAGGATATTAAACGAGTCGTATAAAATAAATACTCTTTATAAAATAGATGAGCATTGAAAGTGACTGTGCTTCAGCGGCTGACCTTATGTCTTGTGCTGCAATGATGTCCCTTGCTAAACAGGAGTGTGTGGGTAATATTCATCAACTAAGTTATCTAGTTAATAACCCGTCGTGCGAACGTTTTCACACATTTGCAGACCGTACGACAGAAAACAAACTAAAAATGGATCCAGCTACGCTTTCGCGTAAACTGTGTGTAACAAAAACGCCGATGTACGGTCAAGGCCAGTGGGTGCAAATGATGCATCCTCCTCTCACCCGAGTCCAAGAGAACTTTGATGAATGGACTCGTAGTAAGTGAAAACCATCTGTATTTAAGAATATCAATTACTTCATCATTTAATGGAAGCACTCAAACTTTTGTCCGGCGGCGGCGCCGGCGGGACCTCCGTTGCACCCTCCTCCGCCCCTGCCCCTGCCCCTGTCCCTGTCTCTACTCTTTCAGACTCTAGCGCCATCGTCAAGAAGTCATCCGCTCCTACCCCTACCGACGGCCAGCTACGTGTACTATTTTGTGGGACATATCCGATTGGTCAGTCAAATGGGTACAGCCGTGTTGTGTATTACATTGCGAAATACTTAGGGGCCAAACAAGATATCGCACTCACAATTTATGGGTTCCAAAACTTTCAGCAGACTTTCGGGAGTGCACAGCGCAATGACATTCCGTCCAACGTTCGTTTGCATGATGCCCTCGCCACGGAAGAACCCAAACGGAATGGATTTGGAGAAAATGAAATCGGAACATTTCTCAAGGCCAATCCCCAAGACGTGGTCATCATTTTCAACGACATGGTCATCACATCAGCTCTTGTACAGACCATCATCAAGGAAATCCCTCAGAGAACGTTCAAGTTGGTTTCGTACATGGATCAAGTGTATCCATACCAAAAGCCACAATTTATTCAAGTGCTAAATACCTATTTTGATGCTGTAATTGCATTTACGCCATATTGGCGGTCGGTCGTAAGGAAGCTGGGTCTGCGTCCAGAAATTCCATGTTATGTGTTCCCTCATGGGTTTGATCACAACTTGTATTACCCGATTCCATCTAAAATTGCTCGTGTCTATTACAATATTCCGACTGATGCATTCGTCATTCTAAATTTGAACCGAAACCAGCCACGTAAACGATGGGATCATACTATAATGGCTTTCGCCGAGGTCGTAAAACGTCAGTACGAGCTTTTTGTAAAATCGGTGCAGGCAGGAAAGCCTCCTCCGCGTCCAGTGCGTCTCATGATTGCAACCGCAATAGACGGCTTCTGGAACCTAGGCGAAGTGTTTGAAAACGAACTCCGCATGAAGGGCGTTCCAGTAGAATACGGACAAAGCTGTCTCATTTCGCTGACCAAGCCACAGCAAATGTCAGATCGGGACATAAATATATTATATAATGCATGCGACGTCGGACTCAATACTTGCGAGGGCGAGGGTTTCGGTCTGTGCCAGATTGAACATGCGGCGGTGGGACATCCACAAGTGTGTCCCAAGATCGGCGGGCTTCAAGACTTTCTGACGGAAAATCATTCAAAACTAATAGATGCGCGATGGTCCTATTATATAGACAAGCATCGTGACGGAATTGGCGGTATTGCACAGGTTGGTGATCACATGGAATATGCAAATGCCTTGTGGGAGTACTATACCGATAAGCAGCTCTACGAAAAGCATGCCAAGGCCGCACGTCAATATATCCTGCAGCACTATAAATGGACGGATGTCGTGGAAAACTTTCACAATATCATACATAATATTCAGAAAGGCCGTCAATCCTCTAAGGTTTTGGCTTCCACCAAGACGCCAGCCTTAACGTAAGCATCATAATCAAACAATTTATTTGGATATTCAGGCACTTGTACATACTTCTTGGATGTCCCTTTACGAACAACGACCTTTCCTTGGATCTTATTCTGACGGACGAGTCGCGCGTTCTTCTTACCCTGTGCCAAGTCTTGAGACAAATATGCGTGATATGCGAGATCATTTGCTTTCCATGGTATTGGGAACGAGTAGCATGACATATCGTTATCACGAATATTATTTGTCTTCGCCAAGGAGCGGCAGTCCACTGCTGCGATCTTGAGTTGATTCAAGAAGACTTGTATAATTTCATCCTTTTTCTCAGCTATACTCAAAATATGTGTATCCGTCGTCATACTGCTATCTTTGTTTTTGATCGTCAAATCTTTCGCCTGCTCCCTGGTAAATACAGTCGTGTAAATAGAAACGGTAACATTCCGTTGTTCATCTGGCAGAGCATCGTGACTTCTCGCTCGTACAGCACGACCGATGACCTGATCAATACGCACCATATTCCAAAAAGGCTCCATGATAAGTACACGACGTACACATGTCAGGGAAATACCTTCCGCACCTGATTGTGTAATCATAATAAGTTTAATAAAATCTCCCTGCAAATTGATCTCTGATACGGAACGTAGGGAAGAAGGTAGTTTCGTAGTCTGTGTTGTTCTGTTATACAGTTCAAGCAGGATCCGATTATGATCTTTATCACCTCCGAAAACAATAAAGCGTTTACCATTATATTCGGGCTTCAGTACTTCATCCGCATTCACGATGGACCATTCACCGTCCTTCATTTCTACATTTAATTCAATATATCCATTATATTCCATAATGACCTTTATAATGCCCAGACCTTCTACCGTACGAAATTGAGAATAAAGCAGGACTTTTCCTACAGATTCCTTGATGTCTTCCATTATTTTTGCCATCTTAGGACTGTATTTGTCTAACAAGTCCTTTTGGGTAAGGTATAAATCAGCATGTTTCCTGAGACGCTCAACTGTTTCAGCGGTTTTGTTATTATACTCGTTTTTCAAATCCGAACTGATGCTACCTGTCCCGACACCGTCGGCTTTATCGGCCCCGTCATCTACCACATCGCCTATGATTGGGTTGCCGGCATCATCACTTATTTCCAACATGGCCTCTTTCTTAGCTTTACGAATATCCTTGGGGAAAAGTCGTGGAATTTCCTCTGGAAACACGAAATTACACGCCATGCGACTGAATGCACGATATACCGATGATTGCTTTCCAAATATACCGCCACCTCCCGTATTTTGCATGTCTCGCTCCGTAACGCGAACCTCTCTATATTTGTCAAATTGGTACTTACTCATATAAATTGGTTCAGTGGGCTGGCGCAAAACCGTCGGAAATGTAGCTTCTCCCACAGTTTTTACATAGCTCACAATTCCAATGATACGTCGCGCGAAGACATCCATATTCTTTATTCGTGGGTTCTCAATATCGGTCTCGTCCAGAAATGTCTCTGCAAATTCTTCTTTCGTCATTGGAAGCGCATACGTCTCTTGAAATCTCGGCTTGCCTACCCCGAAATTCTGAACCAACAATTCATGAATCTTTTCAACGTCCTCCTTTTTGTTGTTATACCTCTGCAGAGCGACTTGAATTTGTCGTTCCCTACGATTAATGATGATTTCATCTATCAGATGACCTGTCGCGCCATTTGTTGCTGGATCAATACCCAAAGCAGCGTAGACTTCATCAACATCCATAGGAAGAGTCCCATCGGCTAACACTTTATATGTGATAACACGGATTGGACCGCGTACCAGATTCAGACCGATACACAACTCAAACGGATGATTGATAACTGGAGTACCTGTTAAAAGTATAACTTTTGCGGTGCCTGCTCGCATGAGGTCTTGGTATATTCTTCGCGATGTCTTGCTGCCGTTCACAACCCGACTAATGAAATTGTGCGCCTCATCAATAATTACAAGCGGTTTGTATGTATCTAGGGCTGCTGTAAATTCTCGGAGAGCGGCGCTCCGCTCACTTAGACCATTGTAATTGATGAACATGTAGCGTTTCTCAATATAATAACGAAGTACGGCACGTGCGCCATCCTGTTGATTGTCATTGAGAGCCGTCCACGGCACATCTTTCTCAAGAATGGCTTCTTCTTTCACGGAATCCAGCATAGTCATTGGTATCATGATCTCGGCACCCATTTTGTTTGCGAAAGAATCAGATATGTCCAAGGCGGCTTTAGTGCCACGTACTTTCAAATTGACGACCGCCCATATTTTTCTCGTAGGCTTACCGGAAGATGAGTGTTTTAGAATCTCTTCTTTGTAGTTTTCTGCGAGCGAGGCTGGCGTCATAATGACCACTTTTTTATTACTTTTAATAAATCCTTCGGCAGCGGCAATGGATGACCCTGTTTTACCGGTTCCAAGTTGGTGAAACAACATCAGCCCGCGGTATGGACTTTTGTACTGAAGAAAATCTCTCACAAAGCGCTGGTGCATGTACAGACCACGACGATCTTCAGGATATACATGAGGATGAAACGTGTTATATGTCCAGTCCAGAAATCCCTTCCTGTTCGGAAGGACCCAATCATCTGGTTGAACTTCAACCATGTCCCGTATCCCTCTATATATAGAACATTAATTTGTCAACTGCCCATAAAACGATATAAGGACAATCTTAGTATATTTACTGGAGTATCGTAGTTGCTATGGCTACCGTCACGATACATGTGGACAGTCGCGAAGGACCTCTCCTGGAAAGTCTGCAAGCAAAACTTAGCCCTAGTCCTGATACGGGAATTCATGTAGTATCTGCTCAGTTAGAAGTGGGCGATATTCATATCACGACGGAGAATGGGCTGCGGCTCATTTTTGAACGCAAAACGGGTGCTGACTTAGCCAGTTCAATTAAAGACGGTCGCTACCGTGAACAGAAGCGTCGGATGGCAGTAGTGACAGTTGCCCATCACATTACCTATATTATTGAGCGGCTGGAAACATGCCCACTTTCTGACTCAGTTGTAAGCGGTATGATTTTAAACACCATGTATCGTGATGGCATGCATATTATGTATTCTACTGACGTTCGGAATACAGCGGACATGTTACTTCAAATTGCAAGGAAAGTAGTGGCGAATCCAACTAAATTTCAGGCGTCTTCGGATGGAGGCGCTGCTGGCGATAATACAGCTTATATAGAGTCCCTCAAAGTAAAGAGCCGTAAGATTGATAATATTGATGTCCCCACATGCTATCTGTTACAGCTCGGACAGATTCCAGGAGTTTCCACAAAAATCGCCGAAGCAATCACCCGCGTATATCCAAGCATGTACTCATTTACGAAAGCAGTAAATGAATCGGAAAATCCTGTAAAGGATCTTTGTGCTATCCCCCTCATCGGAAGTAAGAAGGCTCAAGCGATTGTTTCATATATAAAGGCATAGCCGTGTTTTATTTGAAATCTGCAATGTATCAATCTGCTTCTGCAATGTGCGCACCCTGGCCACCGTGTCCCGGCGGTAATTTGCTATTGATCGCGGCAATCGTGGGATCGTATTCACTTATACGACGTTATTCACGTACACAGGATGAGAATAAGTAGCCAGCACCGATCCTATGGATTGGAAAGAGCTAATTTAGATTCCAGTGTTTCAATGCGGTCACTCATCGCTTTGATTGCTTCTACAAAGAGGCCGGCGAGATTTCCATACGCAATACCTAGATATTGATCGGAAGTTGCGACGGCTTCGGGTAGTATTTTTTGTACTTCTTGCGCGATGAGACCAGTCTCGCGCGAGGACCCAAGACCAGTTCCAGTCCCGGTTCCAGTCCCAGTCCGCGTGAATGTATATCCAGTCAAGGAGCGTACCTTTTCTAAAGCATGAGCAATAGGGACAAGATCAGTCTTTAGATTACTATCTGATGATGTTATGACGGGCAAGGTCGTTTCTACGGTTTGGGCGTAGAGAGATCCGTTCACGTGAAGACTCCGCTGCGGTGCATTGGTTCGGATACCAATGTTTCCTGTCGTCTCATTTATGTAAAAATAGGGAGCTACGGTGGTGCTTGCCGGAGAATTATTGGAAGACTGAACCCACAGGCTACCATCCATATGCAATGTATGTAAAGGCAGAGTGGGATTATTCGGGGTCGGTGAAGGTAAACAAAGCCCCATGTATCCTTGAAGCGTGCTTCCAGAATCTGTGGTAGCAATTTGGATGCTGCGCGCTAAACTGATACCATTATCATTTATAATCAATTGTTTGGGAGTGCTTGTTAAATCTATAGACGATGTGCTTGTGTAGGATAAATACATACCATTCGCGGAATCAATACATACGCCCGCCTTGGGGAATGGAATCGTTTGATCATATCCACGAGATGGAGTTGCAAACAGCTCCAACGCAGGTTTTGTACTCACTACCCGAATAACATTTCTTCCAGTGTCGTTTCCAACCACGGCCATGGCGATAGACGTTTGTCCACTCACGGTACCAGGGGCGACTACGAACAAGCGTCCGCCAATTTCCGGTGCTAAATTGATGGAATCATTTACGGTTCCCATAGTAACATTGGGTCCTGTAAACAGAACCGAAGGCGAATCAAACTCGGTTTGTGTTTGACTGAGGGTGGCGACATTAGGTACAACAAAGTTAGATGTGTTCACTGCCAGACTGTACACATTTGAGAACGCACCTGTATTTATAGAACACGAATTGGTGCTGATTAGATTGATATTAGAAAGACTGGAATACCCCACATCTATTGGGGTGGCACCCGCGTTGGTGCTGACTATTGAATTTGTGACGAGCGTTGATGTTGTCGTCCGACCCTGCACATTCAAAGTGTAAGCGGAATCGTATGATCCATTGCCTAGAACAACATTGCCCTCTGGCGATATGAATAATGCAGGTATTCCATTGTCATATGCTGAGAGAATCGGGGCTGTTTGTGATCCAGGAGCAGCGGTCATGTAAATGCCGATCAATGAAGAAGGGTTGGGATTCACCGTCGTATTGCAGGAATACATCTGTAATTGATGAATGAGATTGTCAGTTGTACCGATACCAATCATCGCATTATTATCAATCACAAACGTATTGCTCGGCGAAATGACGGCAAATAAGTTGCTTTGAGTGACATCTGGGTTGGGATTCGGGGGAAACGACTGCAACTGCAAATATGCTGAAGGTACACCAGTGTTGATACCGATTTGGCCTTGATTATTAATAATAAATGCAGGAGAATTATCCAAGGCAATGTTGACTAGATTACATGTAAACGCCGTGTTACTTGAGCTTTGAACGTTCAAAATATTAGAAGAATAGTTGTTTGGAGGGGGTGGAAAACTTAGCGAGGGGAAACTTAGATTTCCGATCTGCGCCGAATCAATAACTAGTTTTTGCAATAGAGATAGTTTCCCTGTTATAGTCGCATCTGCATCTATTATTACCGAGTTATTGCTTCCGTTGTTAGCAAATGCAAGTATGTTGGAATTCAAGTAAGCAATGTTATTTGTTGAAATACTGTCGGCAGTCACATTCGTTGATGCTATGAGGTTACTCGTGACTATGTTTGATGTCAACAAAGAACCAGAAGTCAGATTAGACGATACATATGCATTTCCCTGAAGCGTGATGTTAGATAGTCCTGCCACGAATGTTCCGAACATAGACATTGCATTAGATGAAACTGCGAAGTAAGGCACATTGCACTCACTCATGTAAAATGTGTTATTGCAGTTTCCAAACCGAGAAGTGGTATTAAAAACCATGTTTGTTGGAATAGTGGACACATTGCAAGATACTACTACGATTGCATCTGGTTGAGTTGTAACTAGGTTAATACGCTCATTCGTCGTACTTGCTACTGTACTTCCAGTACCAATCCTTATGGACATTATCCCTCTATACAAAGGAGACGAGAAAACCAAAACGAGATGGAGGCTAACGGCTAACGGATTTAGGGAGCAACGCCGGCGGCGGCTTCCAGGGCTTCCAGGCGGCCAAGGATATTATTGATTGTGTTTTGTTGACTTGCGATTTGGCCGTTCAGGTCCTTTACCGCATTGAACACGAGGGGTAGCAGACGTTCACTATCTAGAACCTTGAAATCATCCACTATCGTACCGTATACGAAGATAACTGATCCTTCAGGAATGGACTCATTGAAAGTGATCTTGCCGGTCGTAATACCGGTACTGGCCACAGTCACGATCTTTTCAACACCATCAACTAGGATCTTAATCTTATCTGTGGGCGTAATCTGTGCGACGGAATCGGAGGGAATACCGCCGACTGTATTCGCGGAAACACGGATCGCCTGGCTCATCACATTGGGGATAGCATTCGTGATGGTACGGACAGCGAATGGTGCAATCGGTTCTACTTCCTGGGCGATGAAACCTGGTAGCATGGTCTCATCGTCGGACTCGGTAATATACTTGAACCGTTTCACTGGAATATCAAGTACACTCTGCAGGTCGTCATTCTCAGAAGAATCTACTATATTTCTCTTCGCCCGCTTGTCGGATACAGTGAGGGTGGCCTGGGCGACGATGTAATTTGCCACATTAAGACCTACGAGGGTACCCGAAGGAACGCTGCCAGATACAAGCGACGTGTCATAGCCGGAAATATTGAGACCGACGTTCATGCTGATGTGCGCGCTTCCCGAGGTAGCAGTAATCGTTGTCGTGGTTAGCGTATCAACTTCCGCGGTGACGAACGTAGCAGTCGTAGAAGCTACGTTCTGCGGCACATTTAGATTGCTGGATACAGTCAGCTGTTTGAAGAAGCCTTCTTCCGCATTCAGCGTGAACACATTGCTCATTGCGTTGTAAGAGCAATCAATAGTTCCAGCAGGTGAAGACAGCTGGGGCGTGCGAACATTATTGAAATTACCAGTTCCGGCGACGTCTAGACGGTATGCCGGCCCGTTTGTGCCAATACCTACATTGCACGATGCATTCACGTACAGCGCCGGGAAGTTGTTGGAACCGCCGTATACCGCGAGCATGTCCACGGATCCCGGATTTTCCAGCCGTACGCCGGGTGACAGACCGTTATCGTTGACAACGTGTAGCATTCCCATGGGGTTGGTGGTACCGATACCCAGGTTTCCGCCCGTGATGACTTGATTGCCATACACGTGCAGCTTCTGGGCGGGATTGCGAATGCCGACACCCACACGATCCATCGTCTTAATAAACGAAGCGCGATCGCTGGTGTACAGCGCCGGAATCAGTGAGGGGTTGATAATATTGCTATTCGCCATGATCCGCACGAAATTGCTGGACAGGTAACCGTCGGGAACCACGCCTGAATTATTTAGTTGAACCACATTCGTGGGCAAGCCAGTGATAGTATTCACGCCTGAGGTTTGAATGGTGATGTTAGAACGTACAATGATAGAATCAACCTCAATCAGTTTTGACCAGTTAAAGGACACCTGCTTCGTCGTGCTGTCAATGCTTGGTGTTGTAAGCTTAGTGTTTACAAACACTTGATCAATATTGCATAGCGAGGTGTGATTGACATCAATCATGCCTTCTTGGTTGTATAGCATATCCGTCTCCACACTGGCCAGGTTGCTCAGGTTTGCGTCGGATACGTTAATCGTACCACCCGTTGTAAACGGCTGGATGTTTACGACTTTGAGATTAGAAGTACTGACCAACGTTGCGTTGCACAGTGTGCATGTGTTGACATTGATGAAGCCGCTCGTTGTCGTAGCCAGTAGGTTCGCCGTGTCCACCGTATTCATGTTGCTCAGAGTAATATTGCTTGCGTTGATCACTCCGTTGGAAGCAGTCGCCGCGAGGAAGGTCGTGTCAACCAGAGGCGCCGTCAGCGAGGTGTTCGCTTGAACGATGTTAATATTGCACAGCGCCATATTATCCACATTAATCGCATTCGTGGTGGATAGTGTAGAAAGCTTGTTCGTGTACAGATTTGTCGTGGATGTCGTTCCATTCACCGTGAGGTCATATGCTGGGCTTGTCGTATGGATACCGAGGTTTCCATTTGCCGCTAGACGCATTTCCTCAGTGCTTGCGCCAGTGCCATCACCAATGTAGAATCGGATGATGTTATCGTGTGTGGCTGGATCAAGTTGAGGAGTGATCCGGGTGTGGGTTACTGGATCTTCTACGCCGCCGAGGCTACCCCAGTTACCTCCCGGACCATATCCCTCAAATGAGGAAATCTCACTATTGTACCGGATAGAGCCGTTAAGCGGCGTTCCTGGCCGTTGAGAAGTGGTACCAACTGGGATGCGTAGGGCATCAACACCATCAATCTGGAACTTGACTTGCGGAGTATCAGTGCCTACACCCACATTTCCGTTTGCGTCCACAACGAGGCGTTGCGTGCTATCTGTGGCAATAGATACCTCATAGTTAGCTGATTGATAGATGCCAGAGCTTGTGTCGGAGCTAAAGGTGTACGATGGGGCAGAAGCCGATCCCTGATCAGCCTGCACCGTGTTTATGTTAGCTAGGGTTGTGTCGCTGAATGAAATGTAGCCTTGGGTCGTCGGTGGCGTAATCGTGGGGACCTCCAGGGACGACAGGATGCTCACGGTGCTGCTCGTCGTTCCAGTGGTGCCGATACCCACAGTGCCGTCTGCGTTCACGACAAAAGCGTTCGTGTTTGCAGAGGTACTCAGCTTAATGAACTGCGTCGTCACCGTGTCGTCGTGATATACATGGAAGCGGGCAGTTGGAGTAATACCTACACCGATCCGACCAGATCCATCTACAACAACATTGCATGAGGTGCTTGCATTGTACTGAATGTTGAGCGCATTGTATGATGAGTTGTCCTGTTTGATGTATACTGCATCTTGGGCGTCGGCGCTCACAGATTCCACGTACACCTGTGCGTCTTGTGACAGAGTTGCCGGAGTTGCCTGGAAAGCACCACCAAAGACGGATTGACGCTTGCCATTGATGAAGAAGGCCAAGTTGCTGGAACTCATGAATTGGGCAACTGTTTTGGACCCTGCCACGTTGCTTGACTGGTTCACTGAGAAGGCCGGACCCGCTCCTTCGTTGTCAATTGCGAAACGCTCAGCATTAGATGTAATCACGTTCGTCACAAAGAATTCACCTGCCACATTGATAGAATTGGTAACGTATAGATCCGTGATATCGGCGACGACATTTGAATTGAAGCTAATCGCATTGCCTGCGGTGTACGCGTTGATACTATTTGTGTAAATAGTCCCGGTATTAGACAGACTTGCCAGATTGGACATGCTGGCTCCACTGGCGTTGATCATCTTATTCCCATCACCGTCCAAATTTGTGACACGCAGGTTCGTCGTTTTGACTGTATCCAAGTTGGACAGGGTGATCCCGGCGGCATAAGTGATCACACTGCTCGGAGCAATCGTGCTGATATTAGTCACCTCCAGGTTTGATGTCCGGACCCAGTTCAGGTTGCTGAGGGTCGTCTGGGAAGCGTTGATGATGCCCGACGTTGCTGATGCCGTGAACTGACCCATGTCCACATTAGAGATATTGCCGAGAGCCACCTGAGACATATTGATGTTGCAACCGGCCGCATCCGTGCGCACGGAGTTCATCGTCAGGATATTAATGTTACTCAGGTTCGCTGTGTTGACATTGATATTGCTACCAGGGGCATTCGTCGTCAAGTTGCTCGTCTGCACAGTCACGAACCGACCCGTAGTAATATTAGATAGAGACTTGCCACTCACATTAATGAAGGAGTTCGTGCTGTTGATCGCCGTCACCTGTAGGTTGCTCGTCTGGGTGTCATTGATATTGCTGAGTGACACCTGGTTGACGTTAATGTAGTTTTGGGTGCTGGTAATGCTGCTGACCTGTAGATTGCTCGTCCAGGTTTCCGAGATGTTGCTGAGGGACTTGGTGCTGACATTAATGTATGGATTCGTGCTGTTAATAGCCGTCACCTGTAGATTGCTCGTCTGGGTATCATTAATATTACTGAGTGAGACTTGATTCACATTAATGTAGTTTTGAGTGCTGGTAATGCTGCTGACCTGAAGGTTACTTGTCCAGGTTTGTGAGATGTTGCTCAGGGACTTGGTGCTGACATTAATATATGGGTTCGTGCTGTTGATCGCCGTCACTTGTAGATTGCTCGTCTGGGTGTCATTAATATTGCTGAGTGACACCTGGTTGACGTTAATGTAGTTTTGAGTGCTGGTAATACTGCTGACCTGTAGATTACTCGTCCAAGTCTCAGAGATATTGCTAAAGGAGTTGGTGCTGACATCAATGTACGAGTTGGAGCTGCTGATTTTCTCAACATGTAGATTGTACGTATCTACGGTATTCAGATTCGTCAGGATGATACCACTTGCGTCCATTGTGCCACTGCCGCGGGTCGCTTTGAGGTAAGCCGTGTCCACCACCTGGATGTTGCTGAGATTCGTACCAGATACATCAATGTTGCTGTTGGCTTTTAGAGTTGATAGGGTACTCGTGTACAGGTTGCAAGCAGAAATGGATCCGGTACCTCCCCCCGTCGTACCTACGACAGTCAGATCGTACGTCGGATTAGAGCCGCTGTGGATGGCCAGGTTGCCATTCGCCGCGAGAACCATTTCTGTGGTTCCACCGACGACAAACCGAATATTGCTGTCGTGACTGCTCGGGGTTAGCTCAGCACTAATGTACGTATTTGTGAGTGGATCACTCACGCCACCTAGGGTACCCCATTGACCTCCCGGACCGAAACCCTCAAACGAGCTAATATCAGTATTGTAGCGAATGTATCCATTTACGCCGGTTGGCCGTTGGGCGTTCGTACCAACAGGGATGTGGATGGCGTCAGTCCCGACAATATCAAATTGTACTTGAGGAGAGGTGGAGTTGATACCCACCTTGCCATCGCTGATCACGCTCACACGCTCACTTCCATTCGTGCTGAAAGATAGATTGTTGGTTGAGGGCTGGAACATACCAGTGGCCGTGTCGTTGTTGAAAGTGAACGCCGGGGCACTTGCGGAACCACTTGAGCTCGTCTGCGCACGAACTACATTCAGATTACTGAGAGATTTCGTACTCAAATTGATGATTGAGTTCGTGCTGTTGATCGCAGTCACCTGTAGATTGCTCGTCTGGGTGTCCTTGATATTGCTCAGAGATGTGTAGCTTACGTTAATGTAAGAATTGCCAGCTGAGCTATTAATGGCAGTGACCGCTAGATTGCTCGTCTGAGTGTCCGTGATGTTGCTGAGAGACGTGCCGCTCACGTTGATGTAGCTGTTGCCGACGGTGCTGTTAATCGCAGTCACACGAATATTGCTCGTCCAGGTATCAGTGATGTTGCTGAGAGATGTACCGCTCACATTGATGTATGACACTCCAGGAGTGCTGTGAATTGCCGTGGTCTCCAGGTTTGAGGTGCGCACGCTGCCCATATTGCTGAGTTCTACGAAGGTTCCGTTAATCACACCGTTACCCAGCGTAGACGTGATACTGTACACATCCAAGTTTGACAGATTACTCAATGATTTCGCATCAATGTTAATGTTGCAGCTGCTATTGAGCGTAGAAAGCATATTGGTGTAGTTGGAGTAGGAGGAGATCGCACCGGTGCCGCCGTTGTTGCTGCCTACCGTAATATCGTAGGGGGCATTAGATGCGCTGTGGACGGCTAGATTGCCGTTGGACGCGAGAACCATTATTGGGGCGGTGTTTTCGCCGATATAGAACCGGATGTTGCAGTCGCCGCTGCCGGGGGTCAGCTCGGCGGTGACCCGAGTTTGGTGTACCGGATCTATCACGCCACCGAGAGATCCCCACAGACCTCCTGGACCATAGCCCTCGAAGGTGGTTAGATCCGTATTGTAGCGAATGTATCCGTTTACACCCGTTGGGCGTTGAGCTGTAGTACCGACGGGGATATGGATAGCATCAGTGCCAACGACATCAAGCTGCACCAGCGGAGATGTGGAGTTAATACCAACCTTGCCGTCACTTGCCACACGGAGACGTTCGTTGCTGCCGGTCGTGACGGCGAGGGTGTTGGTTCCCGGAGAGAACACACCAGTGCTGTCATTGGCGTTGAACGTGAAAGCCGGGAACTCCTGGGTGCCGAGTCTTGTCGCACGAGTCTGGTTCACATAGGTGGCATTGATATTTGATAGCGTATTTGCGGCAAAATTGATATTGCTAGATTGACTGTACAGATTGGAGGTAATCGTGGAAGTCGTATTTACAATGCCGTTGACATTCACGGCGTAAACGCTGTCGGGTGCCGTGAGGACACCGACGCGACCATCTGAGTTGACAACGAAACCATTAGAAGTCAAATTCGTCGTGAGCTTGAGGAATGGCGTAGAATTGTCACTTGCACATTGAATTCTGGCTCCAGGGCTCGTCGTTCCCAGGCCAATCTGACCGTTGGAAGTGAAATTTACCAGCGGACCGGTGCTACCCTCCAGCGTCAGCGTGTTGGCCGTCGCAGACTGCTTGATGTATACACCTGGTTGGTTGGACGCCGACGGATTCTCAACGTAGACGAGTGCGTTATGGTTGAGGGTACCGGTAGGGCTCGCACCAAAGGAACCAAACGCAGTCTGGCCTGCGTAATTGGTAAGCATAACCGTGTTGGATGCAGTCATGAACTGCGTCACATTCGTTTGTGCCATATTTCCAGTTTGGTTCACGATCAGCGCCGTACCAAGACCCAAATTCGTAATATTCATTTGTTCGGCATTGGAAGTAGACAGATTTGTAACAATAAACTCACCAGCTACATTAAGAGAATCCGTTACAGATAATTCGCTGATATTATTTACTTTTGCACCATTAAATGAAATATTATTCAAGCCGCTAGTGTATGGTAGAATATTATCCGTAAAAAGATCGTGCGTTACGTACAAATCATATACATTGCATAGAGATGTACTAGTGCAGTCAATATATCCGGGGTGAATGCCAGTAGAAGAGTTTCCGAGAGTTGCAGTGTCAACGAGTGCAATATTTGTCAGCGATGATTGATTGACGTTGATCGGATTTCCGCCGATGCCTTGGAGAGTACCAACGTTCGCGGTTCCGGTATAGGACGCTTTCACGTTTGATAGCGTCGTTTGCGTGAAATTAATAATTCCACCACTGTTACTTGCCGTAACACTCTTAATATCTATAGACTTGAGGTTAGATAGATAGACACCGTTGGCATTAATATTTGACGAGCTGTTAGAGGAATATAAATTGTTAATACTAATTCCGTTATTTACAATCAAATCTGGGACAGTGAATGTGGTTGACACAGCACCCACACCGACGATACCCGCGTACGTCCAACCGGATACATATACAACATTGTTTCCGGATGACAGATAGGACGGCACATCGCCGATAAAAGTGAGCGTACCCGAGCCGTAATCAAATACATACGGATAAGCGGTGACATCTACGGTGGTCGTGGGAGCGGTACCGGCTTGTCCATAGTACACCGTTAGAGCGTAGTAAGGATGGAAGTCAGTGGAAATCCAGTTAGTGTAAGTAGATGTCCATGAGCGACCAATCAAACTGCTGACCACGTTGGATCCGGTATTGTTGTGTACGTCGGAAAACATGGCTTGGGTGACAGCAGTTGCCGCGCCAGCGTTTACGGCCGATGAAGGACCGCTGGTAAGTTTACCAGAGTCCGACCAAAAGCGGTCCGAACGTACGACATCCACTGTGGAAATTGTTTCATTGGCAGAAGAAATGACTGTCTGCCCCTGAAGCCCGTCCGTCTTAACCTTCTTCCCACTGGCTTTCTTGAACAGATAGTCCAACTGGGAAATCTGTTGTTGCGTTATAGTGGTAGTACTCGAGGCACTCATTACAAGGGAGTGATCTATGAAAATAAAACATAATAGTTTATGCATAAGTGACAGTAATGCCTGCCAGGTTGATGTATCCGCTGAAATTGATGTAAATATACACATCCGTCTTACCAGATAGCGTCTGATCCTGTGGAAGATTTATCGGGTAGCGAACGCCAGTGGGTGTGGCTGCGCCGCATCCGGAAGGCGAGGCGTTATACATCACGTTCGGATCATACCAGGCGCCGCCGTTTACTCCGTCCCATGCAACATATACGCTGGAAATTCCGGTACTGTTGGCAAGAGTGAGGACGAATGAAGTTAGTGCTACGGCAGTCGTCAGCTTCAGTACCAAATAGGGACGAGTACCGGTCTGAGCGTTACCGTTTTGATTTAGGAGTGTGGGTGCGTATCCTCCTCCACGTACAACCTGAGACTGCTGAGTGTAGTACTTACCATCAAATGGTGAATAAAACGCATCATGTGATGATGGAATTCCGGTATACGACACAAGACTTCCCAAAGTGAGGCCTGCGAGATTTGTGGGATCTACGACAGTGGGAATAGACATCCGGGTAACTGCGGTAATTGGCATGCCCGTGTAAATTGATGCCGGCAGATTTGTCTCGTCAGGAGCTGTTCCGAGATATGCGATCAAGGACATCAGCGTCGTTGGAGCTACACCGGTAATATTTGCGGTATTCCGGACGACGGCATCAATCTCTACCGTTCCATTCACTGTACCGGATAGAGTGAAAGTGAGACTGTTATCGTTCGCGGAACTGGATTGGGTAACGTTAGTGTAAATATTTGCGTACGTAAAGTTCTTGATTGTTCCGCTGTTTATGTTGCTGAAGGTCATTGCATTAGTAATCAGAGTGCGAGGATCTATTGTGCCATACATATTGGTAAAGGACAGAGCATTTGGAGGGAAGGTCACCGTGGTGCCGCTTCCGTAGAAAGGAACACCGCTTACGTACGTGAAATTATTAGAGGAGAATGTAGCCGTTCCGGGATTGAGCGACACGGTAGGAGTACTTACGGTATCTGTAGTTCCTACGGTGAAGGAGCCAGCATTGGAGTTGTAATACGAGCTTCCGGTTCCGCTTCCGGGCGTCGTGACTCCGATTTGGATCGTGTAGGTTCCGGTTGCGATGGCCTGCGAATAATTGGCAATCCGAGTATATGATGTCTGGGGTCCGGAAGTGGCAGCAATTGTACCTCCGGAAATGAACTTCAGATTATAGTTATATTGACTGGAGACTCCGTTGAAGTTAAGAGTGAATGGCACGACGCCTGCAGAATTTGCCGCCGCAGTGGTCACCGTGGCGTAATCAATGTACGTATCTGCGGCAATATTAGAGAAAGTCTGATCGTAGTTTGTGGCAACGATCCACGGCGTAGACAGAGTGTCAGTATAGGTGCCGCCATTTTGTACAGTCAGCGAATAATTGGAATAGGGTATAGTATTAACGGCAATCTTACTATCTTGCATCAACAACACGGGCTTGATATTAGAACCCCCCGCGATGTGACCAAAATACAGATTATTACTCGCAGTGGCTGTCTTATCATAGTTGGAAGACCCGATCGCTACACCAGTTGTCAGGTTGTCCGAATTAGAACCATTATTGGTGAACATACGCATGATAACATTGTCCAGTGTGGAAGAGAACTGGGCAACCTCGGATGCGTTTGACGCCTGCACACCGAAAGAAATTTGATTTGAATCATCGGCGAAATACAACGACATGTATCTGATCTACTTAACCGTATATTTTTTAATTTATTGACGTGCGCTACCGCATAGCCAGTTCTTTGATAGCCTCAACCATAAGGGCAATAATGCCATCATAGTTTACGGCTTTAGTACCATCGGGAAATGTGCTGGTAGCCTGTGGACATTGTTGTATGACTTCTTGGGCAAGCAGCGAAGCCGAGTCCGGAGCGTTACTCCAGGAGCAAATATAGCCATTAAGCGCCCCGAGCTTCGCAAGCGCACTGGGAATCTTGTATTTATATGAAACATTTGCGGCGTCTGCTGATACCGCTGGTGCTTGGGCGAGTCTTGTAGCACCGGTAACGCGTACGTTGCCTGTCATAGCAATATCTGTTGTCTGATTATACGGTGCAATCTGATTTGTGGATAGAACGGAATTAATAATGACCGGGACATATGAGGTGAGCGTCTGAACCGGTTGAGTGTTGGAACTCGTCAAAGTTTGAAGACCAAAGATAGGTTGTAGTGTGTTTGAATTTACGATTTGTAGGCCGTACATTGTTGCGGATGTCACGGTAAAATTCCCGACTTTGAGAGTGCCAGTTATACTGGCGTCGCCTACAACATTAAGTGCGCTCGTCAAGTTACTTGTGCCGATACCAACCGCCGTCGTAGGGGAACTCTTTACGAAAAATGCGGGAGCCCCTAAAGCATATGACTCAAGTATGTTTCCGCCGTAATTATTTTCTAGGATCATAGTTGGGATGGAAGCAGCGGATTCTACGGCGTGGATCCTTGCGGCGGGAGCGGCCATCACATTGGAGCCGATTCCTAGCCGGTTTGAAATTGCGACGGTTCCCTGTACATGCAGTTTTTGCACGGGACGAAGTGTGCCGATACCAACATTCTTCTGGGCTTTCAGGAACTGAAAATTATATCCTAGTGCAAGCAATGACGGATCAATCGTGTGATTTGAGGATAGGTACACCAAGTTCTGTGGGAGGAGTCCTGTCGGAATAGACGTATTCGCGCTGAGATAATTGCAAGAATTACTGAAGTTGCCAGTCACAATAAGGTCACCCTGAATAAATGTGCTGCCAGCAACTTGAAGCGAGAGATTACTGCTCATCGGCACACCGGTCGTCAAGCCAATGCCGACTTGCGCTTGGTTGGAATATGCTTGAATTCGCATAAGTTCTTTGCTCGTGGAATTCGTGATTCCGGTTTGGAAGACATGACGACCTACTGGCGACGGGGTCTGGTAGTAGAGACCGCCTCCGGTATATCCAAAGCCAGCGTACTGTGTTGCACTGTTATTCGTGTCGGCAAGGACGATCTGCTTTGGTCCTAGTGCGCTGACGATAACATTTGAAGAAGTGATGTCTCCGGCTACGGATAAATGAGCCTGAGTGTCTTGGTTTATAGAGACCAAGCGCTTACCAGCATTTTCAATGATGAATGAATTGCATGCCGCTGCCGCGACGAAGCTCGTTACAGTATTGATGAACGTCAACCGTGTATCTAACTGCGGAGCATTCAAGACGAGCGTCTCTTGGTTACAGGACGAGATGTAGGAACGTGGATGCAACGGAGCGTACTGCCGCTGTTGCAAAGCGACAGTGTTAAAGAAATCCATTTCGTTATGGAACTCACCCTATGGTAAGAAAAGAAAAACGACACACACATTCGGGCTTGCGCTCTATTAAATTATGAATTCTTCTTGGCCGAAACCATTTTTTTGGAGTAACCATGTGTAATAAGCCATTCCAGCGCCAATCGTCACATACATCACTTTCAGAATGAAAGCTGCGAACATGCGCGTTCCTTCTCCGGAAGGCACTGCGTCCGAGTTATAGACTATACGGTATTTAGGATCCACGACATTCTCAACCCATGTGACGTCACGTGCATAACGATCCGCGATTTCCTCTGGAGTATGAACGAGGAGTTGTTGATAAATCATTTTTGTCATGGCATGTTTGACCGCCATTTCAGAGCGTCCCAGTCCTTGGGCGATGTTCCCAAGCGGCATCTCTCCGCTCTGCAGCAACTTGTCAAGTAGTTCTATCTCGTCTAGTTCCCATGGCTCCTTATTGCGCATGATTCTCATACTCTGTAATGAATTATATACTTGTCCGGGATCTTAAGTCCTTTTCTTACCGCCGTGTAGCGGCCGGTCCAGGTAAGCCGAATCGCCGCCCGGAAGGATGTATGCCGGGTTGTTGCTAATGGTCATCGTGGATGCAGTAGAGTCCGGAGTATTCTGGAGTACAGATAGATAGGAGTCGGATGCATAACTGGCCGGAGGGTTGACGCTGGAAATGAGAGTCCCGGTGTTAGAGATGTCATCACCCCCATGCCGCTTCTTATGCTTCTTCTCCTTCTTCTTCTTCCTGTCAGCATCTGTAGCCCCACCCGCCGCAGATTTGCGGGTTTCCCATTTATATTCAGATGGAAGTCCATCATCAAATTTAGTATATAGGTTATCAAGCACTTCTACTACAGGATTAGTGATGTCTTTAATCTTTTGAGCAAGAGCGTTGACAGCTTCATCATAGTTTTTCAAAGCATTCTCAACAGCTTGCTTAGCCGCATCAGCGGGTGCGGCTGATGAACTACCGTCTGCCATTTTCTATTACTCGTAGAGTATATTATTTTTTTCAAGGGAGGCGCATAGTACTGGTAGGATCGCGGAAATCATTGGGTGCCGGAACTTGTATCACATCAGGAACGTAGGCTAACTCTGCCGTTTTTTCAGCGAAGCTTTTCAAGACGTCGGCCATCTTCCGGGTAACCGCCGTAACGCGCCCCGTGTTGCGATCCACAAGCTCCCCCGGATCTATACCGTAGACGTGTTGAAATACAGTGGGCATCACAAACACCATGTTGTAAAAATGTTCTAGCAACGAATCCCGAATGTCTACAAAGATTGGGATGTATTGCGAGGGGTTGTAACGCCCCGCCAAGATATACATGTACGTCTTCTGAAGTTGATTCATGAGGACGAGAATGTCACTGTATTTTGCGTGATCAATAAGACGAAGAACTCGGATGTCTTCGGCAATTTCCACGAGCGCATGATTCTCTATGAGATACTTGAAACCCTTCTTTGGGAAGCTCGGTGCGAGTATTCGGTTTCCGGGAAACGTCGTTTCTACCCTTCCCGACGGACGCCCGTCGCTCTCTATCTTAGTTTTCAAATCGCGTTCAGCAGCCACGTCGGCTTTCTCCGATTCACGAAGGTAATACCATGCGGCGCCTACGAACGTTGCCATAACCATCATCGCAAGTAGAAGGTGATTGTCTGCCCGAACAAGCCCGTTAAACACAAGGAGCAATGCAACAATGACTGTAACCATCCTTGCCGCACTCACTGGGTTTACATTCGTACTCGTATTCCTACTCGTACTCATACTCGTCATGACGTTGTCGTCCCCCTCTACAAAGGAACAAAATGAAATATTTACGCGATAGGCCATACGCATCACATTACGCGGCCGAGTCTATAAAATACAATATGAAGCTTAAAAAGATGAGCCAAAATCCCATGTACAGACGCCGCTCGGGTCTGAAAAAGATGTCAACAAACTGACGCCGATATTCGGTGTTACTATATTGTTGTCGTTGTGAAATCAAGGTTGATATGTCATTTATGATGTCAACCGCAGTCTCAATACTCTTTTTAATTAGATCTCGCACGGGAATATATGTCCATGGCTGGTTATCCACAACTGGTGGAAGTGATTTTGGATACTCGCGAAGGAAACGATTGATAGTGTCAACAACTTTCTTTCGCTCGTCTGCTGGCGCGTCTTCCCCAATTGTTTTATTCGCCGATGATAACAGCTTATTATAAATCTCTTTGTATGTCTTTGAATCGTTCTGCATACGTGTTCCGCTACAACATAGAGTGAAAAGTTTTAGCCTAAATAGTATCCATCATATCAACAGTTCCCAGCATGTGCCGCCGGCAACAATACCGTGTAAGACCCATCTTGTCCAAGATCGGACCCGTCTTCACGGTATCAAAGTAAATAGAATCTTTAGCGGCCATGACCGCCGCCGTACTTGCACTTGCGCTAGATGACTCCCCCGTAGAAGCAGAAGCACTAGCAGGCGTACGTGATCCAGAAGCTTCTGCCTCTTTTTTCTTCCCGCCACCACCAGTTACCGCCGCCGGAGCATTTCGCATATGCAGTTTCAACGCTTCCACTTCGCGTTGATAATATTCATATTTATCGGCGAGAGTCTTATTACACGTGAAACATTTGATGACGATCAGCATTTTACCTACAGGTATATGACAAGAATGTTTATATAGCTGTCAAATTTTGATACGCTAGTTTCTGCAAAAATAAATTGTTCTGTATAAATACAGATATGAGCCTCGGCGACATCCCTCGCATGATTAAGCGTCTTCAAGCTCTTGAGGCCTCAGCCCAAACCGTAGCGCAGCAGATGGCGGATCTTAACGGCAATGTGTCAGTGTCGCAAAACTCCATGAGCCAGTCCCAGGACTCTTTTGTAAAGGAAGTTCAAGATTCTATCGGCGTGTCCATGTCCGCTTCTCTGGAAGTTGCTAAGGAAAAGATCCAGGAAGAAATAAAGGCATACGTCAATGATCAAATGGCTATTCTGCTGGCAAAACTAGAGGACATGCAGGTTCAGGTTGACAATGTGCATACTATTGCATCTTCGGCTGTAACCTCAGCGGCCGATGCGTCTGCCGCCGCTTCCGTAGCTGCGACCGCCGCAGCCGCCGCTGCTTCTTTCGGCACTCACGCTCACCCCGCCCCGGCCCCAGTCGCAGCCGCGGCGGCCGCCGCCGCCTCAGCAGAGTAAATTCTGGTTATTCAGCGGATGCCATCCCGAGGTACTTTGACTTTGCCTTGAGCAACGACAGATCGGGTTGCAAATCCTTGCACATGTCAATGAAATTATTTAGCATTTCAGTACGACTGTTCAGCAGTCCTTGTTGGTTTTGAAGAGCCTCAATTGCAGTGGTCATTATCTCAGAAAGTTTTTCATGAAATCCTCCCTTGTGGAGTATAAGACAGTATACATGCATAATATTCGGATTTTTCAAATGTTCAATGTCTGAATAAATTTTATTGATGGTAGCAATTTGCGCCTTTATCTCGGAGGAGGTTTTATTTAAAAATGCAGTCAAATGTACAAACTCGGCGTTATAAAGTAGATAATTTGCTTCGTGTAAAGTTGTTGGTGTAATCCCAAGTTTGCTGCCATCGAGAGTCACTTGTTTGTTCGTATTATAAACACGCAGATCAGTATGGTTGTGCATGTACCACGACAACTGTAGTCGCATTGAGAATTTAATGACAGTCGCAAAATCCGAGAGCAGTCGCTTCGCCGTAGAAGGTGTGATGAAATATGCTTCTTTATTGGTAATTATGTTTCCTTGATCGCGGGTGTTTTCAAATCCGATTTCGGAAACGCTGCGACTCTGAGGTGCGATTCCGGTAAACAGAAGATCCCACACAGGGACGCTTGTATCACCTGCAAATATCTTTAATAGTTCCACATAGTTTTTCACATTCATAGGTAACATACATACGTCGTCCTCAATGACAAGAAACAAATCTTTGTCGCTTGCTGAGGCCGTGTCGGCTATCATTGACCATGCCTTCACATGTTTCTCAATGTTGCTCAGGATTTCTACCGAGAGTATTTTTCGTTGATTGTCTAATTCTGTAACACCAGTCGGATCATAGTTGATCCGATTTTGATATGAATCTTGAGCAGCTGTTATATCCGCTGCCGTTGGGTTGAGTACAAAAAATGGTTTCACGGTATAACCAACATCTTGTGCTAGCGTTCGCAAAGTTTGCACAGTGCCATGCAGCCGGATGGCTCGCTGTGTTAGACTTTCAGTGTGGACGATGAAAATATGAAGCGTTGGTGACGCCATAGCCTGACTTATATAAAGGTATCTAGGGCTTATATAGTAGAAGGTCCGCAAGAAACATGGAGTTTTGCGAAGTATGTGACAATATGTTGTATCTTCGCGCGGAAGAAGACGACACTGTTCTGGTAAAGTATTGCAAACGCAAGGAGTGCGGTTTCATGAAGAAGGTTGGTAGAGGAGAGACCTTGAAGGTGTCGCAAACAATCTATTCAGAGGATCAGCTTCTTTACGATCAGTATCAGAACAAGTATCTTCGCTATGATCCTACTCTTCCGCGTATTCGCGATCCAAGTATGACGTGTCCCAACAAAGAGTGTTCGGCCCCAGCCGATGCACCTCCTCAGATCATTTACATTAAGTACCAGACCACAAACATGCGCTACATGTATTGCTGCGACTATTGTGGGCATGTCTTCAAGCTGAAAAAATGATTTAGGAAAGAAAATATAGGTAAGACATATAATGGCGACGACGGCGGAACCAGCTGATACGTCCAAGTATATCTCGCTTCCATGGATGACGAAATATGAATTTGATCAACTGATTGGTCTACGTACGATGCATCTGTCCAAGGGTGCTGTACCATTTGTTGAGCTTCCAGCCGATTTTACTGTCAAATCAAATATAGATCTACGTAAGGTGGCGATTCGTGAACTTATGGAGGGTAAACTGCCGTATATAATTGAGCGTCCGATGCCGGATAAAACGTCGGAGTATTGGCCGGTAAAAGACCTCAGCCTCCAAGCCGTCCGCCATATGATTCGTTAAGCCCGCTTCGTATTACTAGCGCGGCTGCTAAGCCCGCTTCCATTTGTGTCCACATACTAGACAGGTATAGAAAATAGAGGTGGCCTCGTCGCCGCCCCGCGTTTGGAGTTCGTAGTAAGACACCTTCTTTTTCTTGCATTTACCACATGTAATTTGGTCAGACATAGCAGTTTGCGTGTTCTCATACGCAGATTTCAGCTTGCGATCCTCGGCTTCCAAGATAGCTCGCCATTTCTCGGGAAAAATATTCTCACGTTCCATATTGGCGATATCATGTGGCTGAAACTCACCATCTTTTAGTCGTTCTATTAGGTTCGTATTGCCGATGTAAGACTCGTCATTAAGATTCGCAAAGACACTGCGCGCTTTCGCGAGGTATATTTCACGGAAGACATCAGATTGCCACGTAAGAGGGATTTTATTCGCGTTTGCGAGGTCAATACTGGCATTGTAAATACCAACCTCAATGTCCTTTGCCTCTTTGGCACTCACCAGTCCGAGAAATATCTGGGTAACATCATCCCGTATAATTGGATGTGATGCCATTGACATGTCGCGCCTTGTGGCTCGCGTCGCTACAGATTAGATACTTAAACGCTTCTTAATCTTAACTCATTTTTTGGGCGCGCACCCAACCAAAAATTGATATAAAGCGTGCCAATGTAAGATAAACGTAGTAGACCACGACGAGCCGATATGGAAATTGACTTTTCCACTCTATTTAGTAATGGAGCCTCGTCACTTGAAATTTACCTGTGTCCCACGACTATGCAGACCGACACAAAGCTGGCAGAGTACGAGGATGTAGACATAGGTTGGACCGTTCAGGCCCCCGCACATCAAAACATGCGTTATGGTGCGACCGCCAATCTTCAGGACTTTTATTACAAGGACCTAGTATGTACTTACGATAAATCTAATGATTCTCAGAAAGTGATTCGTAAAATACTGACACAAAACGCAAGGATTGGAAATCTATTCATGGCAGTCTTCCTTGAAGACCAGGTACCTGCGTACATGTTCCCCACAACACAGGACATCGCTCACACCACCGAAATAACACGGAAATCTGCTCGTATAAACAACCGTCTATTTATCATACATGATAAAGATGCAACGCACAACTATTATTACTTAAAATACCAACATAGTGATAATGTTGATGTCACAAAAATGAAATCTGATCTTAACTCGGCAATTGAGAAATTATACTCAATCATGAACGCGTAACGGTTTCCATTTATCTTCGTGTTGTGTACAAACAAAAGGGATGTACATAGCTACCGTAGCTGTTTTGAAGATATTACGCATATATCGGCTATCATCCAGCGTTCTTATGTATGCGATACCAAGTTTGTTATTCATAAGTAGCCCATTATCTGTTGGGTACACATCAAATACATCTGGATACTCAGTTTTCCTGAGCCAAAGTTTCTTTTCATCAGCCGTGATATGCACATCGGTTGTTCCGGGAGAATGATATTGGATAGGGGGTGGGAGCGGGGGAGCGGGAGCGACTTGTTTCAGGGGCTGTGGAGGACTTGGTGGAGGGGTTCCCGCTCCTTGCTCGGTCGTGGCCACCCGAAATTCCGGATTATCTTTAACCTTGACAGATACTGCTTTAATTAATGATTCATCAAAGTTATGTAACTTGGGTTTATATTTCATCATGAATGGCCAGTAATATATACCGCGATTCGTATAGTCTAATTCCTTAGACCACGCTATAAGCGCAGTTATCCCTTGCTGAGTTGCATACGTATAACGCTTAACTTGAAATGAACAGGTGTCCAACATAGCATTCGGCGTATACATAGTTTCCAGGACTTCACCGACAGTGCGTAACCGATCGGGTAATTGCTGGTTCATCAAGTATTTACCCTTGAATGCTATCATATCATTAATCAGAAAAACCCACTTATTGTCTTTTTTCTTGACCATTTCTCCATCAAAAAGGGTTCCCGCACTCAGACTCTCGTCCCACATCCCTCTGCCAAGAATCATCCGGGGCTTTTGATATCCTGGCTGCACCTTCTTGTCCACATAGAAAATGATAGGAATATCCTCGTATTTGGTTATAAACATGTAATATGGATTACCATTTGACCTCAAACACGCGAGATGCGGAATTCGGCGAATGTATTCGGTTCCTTTCTCATCTAGCCGATGCCAATGCTTCTGCAGAATCTGGATCCCGAACCGAGATTGTAGATCCTGTAATATGACATCCTTCGTATCAAGTGACTTTATGTTATTACAAACACGGTCACAAAAGGAAATAAACCCGGTGTGCATGACGGCAGACTGCGGTGCCACCGGTTGGCTTATACACTAAACGCGTCTAAGCCTTAAGTGGACATTCGTGGGGTGGGCATGCTCGGAGTGTCCGCCAGACTCGGTGTGAATAGTGCGAACACGGGAGCATCGGCCATCGGGAGTTGGCGAGACTGTTCTTTGGAGTATGGACAGGCGCCTATTGCTTTCCGGGGATAGTCTACGGGAGTCGCCCCTGTTAGAGGCGGAGGGTAGAACGATTTCAGCATGTCGCGATCCATACAACGCTCCTTCTCTTCGGCTTCTTGTAGCGCCGGACTCGGACCTAGTGGACGCGGCGACGGCATGACCTCTCTAGACACTTGTGTCGCTGGAATCTGATGCGTTGGTACTGCTGATTTTGGTCGGATCAAACTGGGGAGAATAACAAATAGTGTAATTATCACCAATAGAACAATAGCAAATGCCCGGGCTGCTTTCATTATATTATTATTAGGGATTTATTTACATCGTCGTTGGCTTAGTGAAGTCCTCGCCGACAGATTTCTCCAGACCTGGAAGCTCCGTGTCCAGACCCTGTGCGCTGTATACCCGCTCACCATAAATACCCTTGGCACCCACATATGGCGTGGTCATTTCCTTCGGGTCTACAACGTTGTTTTGGGCATCTTCTAGATTCTTAGGGGTCACATACGGAGTCAGTGCGCCGCGGCCATTCAAGGACATAGAAAACGGCGTCCTGCCGTACTTGTGCATAAATACACGAGTATACGTAGTGAGAGCCGCCAAACCTAGTATAAATCCAAAAATGTGATCTACGAAGAGCACACAGAATACAATCACGGCAGCAATCACGATCTGAAGTTCTGGACGAACGATAAATTGAACACTGACTGGATCAATTAGAGTCCCTGTGAGCAAAACTGCAAGGCCTGCAATACGAAGCGAGTTCTTCACGACGTCAGGATCCATCTCAAATCTATATAAAATCTAAGAGAAAAAGATTACTAAGGACAGGGCGGGCGTTGACGAACACAATGAGCGGTACCTATATATCTACGAGGGGATATGCAATACCCAAAAGTAATAACGAGGAACTCATTGAAACTCTACGGAATGAACTTACTGTAGCCCCTAAGATTAATATGGCTGTAAGCGTAATAGAGCCAACTCCATTCACACTTTATCGCGAAAGTGAGAAGATGCTTTACGTACCAAAGTTCTACGGGTTATCTAAATTCGGTATTCCTGAGAGAAATAAGTTGGGATCTGGAACAGATGCACCTGGTCTCGTGTTTCAGGGATCGCTGCGAAATGAGCAATTAGAACCGGCAAACAAATTCATCGCTGCGGCAAGAAACCCGAGTAAGATGGGAGGAATCGTTTCTATCGGTTGCGGAGGTGGAAAGACTGTCATTGGACTGTATTTGGCTTCCGTATTCAAGAAGCAAACGCTCATTGTGTGCCATAAAGAATTTCTCATGAACCAATGGCGCGAACGTATTGAACAGTTCCTACCTCAGGCTCGTATTGGGCGTATTAAACAAAAACATGTGGAAGTGGATTCCCGTGATATAGTCATTGCCAGCCTCCAAAGTCTAGCCATGCGCGATTATGACAAGAGTATCTTTGCTGGGTTCGGATTTGTTATCTACGACGAATGTCATCACAACGGTGCTGAGGTATTCAGTCAATCTATGCTGAAAATGACCATTCCGATCACACTCGGGCTGTCGGCAACTTTGAACAGAAAGGACGGTTTACGTAAGGTATTTGAATGGTATCTCGGGAAACCGGTGTACGAGAAGAAGAAATCACAAGACACAAATCTCATCGTAAAAATGGTAAAATATTACGACGACTGTCCAGAATATAGTCGTGAAAGGTTGTTATGGAACGGGAAACGGAATACGCCGCAAATGATGAATGCCATATGTGCGTACAAACCCAGGAATGCTGTAATTCTAGATGCACTCGCTGAAGTCTTAAAGAGAGAACCGGGGCGAAAAACAATTATTCTGAGTGATCGTCGTAACCATTTAACGGAGTTGGCGAAGGAGATTACTGCGCGAAAACTCGGATCGCACGGTTTCTATGTTGGCGGGATGAAACAAGAAGATCTCAAAAAGAGCGAGGCGAAGGACATTATATTGGGAACATACACATTGGTGAGTGAAGGATTTGACGTACCATCGTTAAACACATTAGTCTTTGCTTCGCCTATTTCTTCTATAGAACAGTCTGTGGGTAGAATTCAAAGACAAAAGCCTGAAGATCGGTTGTTTACACCGCTGATAATTGATATTTGGGACGATTTCAGTTTATACAGGAATCAGGGATTTACACGTATAAAATTCTATAAAAAGAATGGTTATGACATTCAATGCGATGACTCGACGGAGGAACCGACGGAACCGGAAGGTTCCGAGAAAGTGGAATTTATTGATGATGACGATTAAATAAATAGAAATCTTATCTGTTTCTAGAGATGGCACAAAATTCGCGGAGTGCACGGAGTCCTCGCTCTGCGTCCACTGGCTTTTGGAAGAAATTTTTCGTGGTGGTTGGATTTCTTGTAGCGTTGGCTATCGGTTTTGCAATTTACAAAACGGTCAACGTCGCGGCTCGCCCAATTCCCCTGCCCCATCAACAGCCGCCTATGGCGACACCGGAACACGGTGCTGCACCACGTGTGATACGTGAACGGGAAGTTGTCTACAAAGATGTCCCGCCGCCACAATATAATAAACGTGGACCATACCAAAACGATGCAAGCGACTACAAGCAGGTTGGATTACTGGTATCCAAAGATCTCGGCGAAAGCCCACCGGTGATGCTTCCCCTGTTTGGAAGAAAGATGGTAAACCGAGACCGGTTTGAATATTACACAGCTACTGATAAAATTCACCTATGGAAGGTACCTGTAGAATATGAACATCGTGATTGCCAGGATCAGTTGGGATGCCAGCAAATTTACGACGGAGTTGATGTAGTCGTACCCGACTATGGCAATAAAACTTTCTCAGCCCGCATTTACAAGAACGTCAATATCCATGATCGGATTGATGTATGATTATGCATGACTAAATATTCAGTTTCCACATGATGACGTACAGTAGAACAGCAAGTAAGATTGCGCGAACTACTTTGTCATTCGCTTCAAGTAGAGGACCGACGGAGGGAATCTTTGAGTATACGTTTTCAAAAGATTCTGGGTAAAATAGGACAAGGGCAACAAAAGCCGCAAGTAACGCACGGGATGCATTTGTTTTGTCAAGCACATTAAATAGAAGCTCGGGTTGATTTTGGGATGGGAAAGGGGGATGGGTGGGAAGTACATACTGTTGAACTACATGGGCTGGGGGTGGCGGCGGCGGTGCCTGTTGCACAGGAGGTTTTTGCTGCTGTGCGCTACGCATTTCACTCAGTACATCTGCGACGATTTGATCTTCGTCATGGCGAACATTTCCTGGGGCAGCATTTGCCGGTGGCAAATTTGAAACAGGGGTACTCATCGACGGAGCGGCCATCTATTCAGGAAAAAGAAATTACATATAATTATTGAGACGCGAAGCCTGAGCAACGCGAAGGACGCAAAGGAGCTATACGGTGACACTTAATATTTTCATCGTGTTTAACAGCGGTGAAGGCTCGCTTGGTAAGTCGGATCCTTTCGCAGTATCACATGCCACATATTCAGGAGTGTATTTGTAGCAGGTTTGTGGCGCTGTTTTTTCGTTATTCGTATGAATTTTGTTGAGTTCGTCAGTGTCAGGCGCATGAATGATAATGCATTTACTTCCCTTGCATACTTTCTGGAACATGAACGCAAGTGCGAGTCCAAACACCGCGGAAACAACAATTTGTCCAGTCTTCTGATAGAACAGGCGATCAACAAGTTCAGTCGCACTTGTTGTTTTTGCCGCCAATAAAGAGAACATGTGTCCCCTCTTATATCCTATATTTCCATGATATAATCATATATCTATTCTACGGGGTGCGGGTGTGGGTGCGGGCGCACGAAACTGACTCCTTCTTGAGAATGAAACAGTTACCATGCGCATCTTCATATGTCACTTTTCCGACATTTTCTGGGGTAGGGTGCCGGATAATGACTTTGCGATGCGGAGTTGCTAGATAAACATACAAGAGACCCATGCCCAACGCGATAATAAATGCTGGAACATGTAATGAAAATTTATCAGTCATATATCAGTCTGTCTTACCTATACGTACTTGGTATAAATTTGCTTTGATATCTTTGCAGCGTCGGATGTCAACACCGGCGATGGAGTAATTGAAATATATTCGTTCAATGACCCGGCAGTTTTCTTTGCTTGCCATTCCAGATATTTCTGCTGTTTTGCAGTTTCGTATTCAAGCATTTTTACTTCGCGTTCTTTGCGATGTTGGTCATGCAGCATCGCATATCTTTCATCCAGGTAAATATTTTGGGATTTCATTTCTTCATTGCGAGCTTTGTAAGACGCCAACGAGCCTTGAACCTCGTAGTCATGTGTGCGCATATCGTTCGCTGCGTAATTTAATAAGTCCTTCATAGCTCTCAACATTGCAACCCTCCTAAATAACAGTTAGGAAGTTTAGCCGGTCGTTTTCGGCCAAGGATTGATATCCTCAAACATACCTTTAAACTGTTTTGAGATCGAGAGTTGCGGATCTTTTGATAGTTGTTCCTCATACAGACTCATGGGAATATACTTGATCTGAACTTGCGGCTCCGCACACTTCATTTCAGATTTATAGTATCCTTGGATGACGAGGAACATCCCGATAAATAAAAGTAAAACCGCGATGGCCTTCATTACACTAGTTCCGAGATAATTTTAGGCGGTGCTTCCAACAGATTCATCCGCTGCCGCCTCGGCAGGGGCAGGGGCCGGATCGCTAGACGGAGCCGAGGAAGCGGAGCCGGAGCCGGAGCCAGAGCCAGATTCATCCGCCGGCGTGGCGTCAGTGACTTGTACTGCACTGAGTGCTTTGGCGGCATCAACTGCAGCTTGAGCTGCCTTAATCTTCAGATCCTTACGCTCTGCATAAAGTTCATCACGATGCTGCATATTATCCTTGTACTTGGACATAAGAGTGTTCAGCTGAGTTTCAGCATACTGTTGATCCTCCAGATCTCCGGGGTATGGTGACCAAGGACACCAGCACCCCACCTGACCGACAAAAATATCAAACTTGTCGCCCATACGCTTGAGAACATCTGCACGCACTTGTGCCTCCTTGAGAGTGTCAAAGACGCCGCGAACCTTGATTCCCCGAACGTTGGTTCGGAATGAATTCTTCTCTGAAAAATCCTTGTTGATGGCATCATTGTGTACTTCCTTGAAAAATTTATACTGATCCTGCATTTCACTTTCCGAAAAGATGTGCGCGTGGTTTTCACGAATTGTATCTAGAGTACCAGCATCATCCGGATATTTTGACTTGAGACTCGTAAAAAGATCGTCTACTTGCTTCGCGAAACTCGCAGTAAACTTGCTGAACGTGAAAACCTCCTTGTTATGCAGAACCTCCTCTGGAGACAGAAACGATAAACATACGAAATTCTGTCCGCGAATTGGCTTATCCTCGTCAAGGTGATCGTTCTCGCTCACAGGAACCAGATCCGGAGAGGACGCAGATGAAGATGCCATGATTTACTAGATATAGTTATACCCGGCTCCCTTAAATACTTTTTTCTTTTCATATTGCAGACAGAGAAATATGCCCTCTATTGATTTCTCCGAAGTTCTGGTTCGCCTAACAAAGTATGCAGTTGAGGGTCTGGTGGTTGCCCTAGTTGCCCTACTGCTCCCGAGCAAGCAGCTCACCCTCCAGGAGGTCATCCTGCTGGCACTCACCGCCGCTGCCGTGTTCAGCATCCTTGACCTAATGGCTCCGTCCATTGCCTCCGGCACCCGTCTCGGCGTAGGCCTATCCACCGGCGTTGGCCTCATGGGTATCTAAAGCCCCTGTTGCCTGCTGCCTGCGTGCCGTACGCTTCCTCTTTTTTACGTAATTTCATTGCGTCTGAAATTTTTACACTTTAGAGTTGGATATATGTATGCTGCATCTATATGTAATTAACTTGAAACGTCGGCAAGATAGACTAGAATTATTCCGAAACAGATGTCCACTTTTTCATTCCGTGAATGTTGTTCAAGCCTTCGATGGGAAAAACGCGGAAGCTGAATCGGGATTTGAATATTCGCAGTTTACCTCCAAGTTTACCATATTAAAACCCGCAGAACGTGGATGCTTTCTGAGTCATATGCGATTGTATATGCATATGATACATAATAACTACCCGTATGCGCTTGTTTGGGAAGATGATGCACAATTTATAGCTGATTTCACACCGCATTTGGAAGCAGTGTTAAAAGAATATGCTGTTCCGCCGGAAGTTCCTAACATTCTTTTCCTTGGGGGACGTTTTAAGGAGGCCTTTGTCATGCAACCTCATACGTGTGCATGTGTGGGTGCAAATAATCGTATTGTACAACATAATTATTCCCAAACTGCGGGAGGTTGCGGATGGGTACCTGCGGATCATGATCGTACAACGCATGCGTATATCGTAACGCGCGCTCTTGCCAAATTATTTGTTGATAAGTACGAAGCTACGACGACACCTATTAATCAACCCATTGATAGATGGATTATGAATACATGCATAGAGAAAAATATTCCCATATATAATTCGGTGCCACTACTATGCCATTCGCCTCTTGATGCTGACTCAGATATACGACACATTGTTGATACACCTGCGTGAGCGCGCTCACGCGCGTTCTTGAAGAACTCTATAAATTATATCATTCAAATATAGCTATGCCCTCCGGTGGGCTGTTACAGTTAGTTGCTTCAAGTGGAGCGCAGGATAGCTTTCTCACAGGCAATCCCCAAATAACATTCTTTAAATCCGTATATCGTAGGTCTACAAATTTCGCTCTAGAGACATTCCGCAATATTTTCGTTGGAAATAATGCATTTGGTGGATTTACGTCTTCTACCATTGAGCGGGCAGCGGATCTCGTTCATAAAACCTACATACGGATCGTAGTGTCCGGCGGCACTGCTCCAGGGGGCGCCCAATGGGCGTGGGTGCCAAACCTGGGTCATGCCCTCTTGCAGTCCGTTGAACTTCAGATTGGTGGCCAACGCATTGATTATCACACTAGCGACTGGTACCAGTTCTACAAGGAACTCCATCTCAACGCTGAGCAGGAGCGCGGATACAATAAGCTGATCGGTAATGTCCCGGAGCTCACGACACTGAACCAGACGCACGATCAATATACAATGTATATACCCATGAGGTTCTTCTATGACCGAAATATCGGACAAGCCCTCCCAATGATCGGATTGCAATTTCATGACGTAAAACTGAATGTCAAGTTTGAAAGTCTTGATAATCTTATCATTACGTCTGGGTTCGCGCCTGGCGTGGATCCGGGTTCCTCCATTGGTCTGAGCATTGCTGAAGTGTCTTTTGAGGTTGGTATGATTTATTTAGATACGGATGAGCGCCGCCGCTTTTCTCAGCTTTCACATGAAATGTTAATTGAGCAAGTTCAGTGGACGGGTGCCGAGGGCGCTGCCTCGTTCAAAAACAATCTGTTGTCGTTTAACCATCCGGTGAAGGAACTCGTATGGGGTCTTCACACCGGTCGTATGGCCAACCAGGGAGGTATGTATCAATACTTGTGGTATGATCCGAACGACCTGGACAATATGCGGCTCATCGCTACGAAGCGTTTTGTCCTGGCATGCGCGTTGTACGATGGAAGCAACCCACCGAACCTGATTTTGGCGAACTCGGCGACTGACACAAACTCTATTCTGCCTTGTGCGGGTCTTTCTGGAAATGCGCTGGCTCTGTTCAACCGGATTCAGGCGTCAGCTGTGGCGATCACACCATCCGTATACAACGTAGCCGTTCTCGGCGATCTCTTGACTCTAGACGAAATCTCCACCCCCGTATCGGTTCTACTTAGCGGAGTCACGCGACCGATTGGTGGCGACGGTGCGGCGGTGAACGACGTTGTGGTGAAGTTGCCTCACAACTTTGGTGTGTATCTAGACGGATCCGTGAATCCCCTAGACAACGCAAAAATTATCCTCAACGGCCAGGATCGGATCAAGCCGCAGGACGCCGCCTTCTTTAACTATATCCAACCCTATGAACATCACACGCGCACTCCGGCAGATGGTATCAACGTTTATAGCTTTGCCATTGCGCCAGAAGAGTACCAACCTAGTGGATCCCTCAACTTCTCTCGTGTAGATAGCTCAGTGCTGCAGACGATATTCCAGGACCAATACGCCGATAAGATCGGATCGGACTCTCTTATCACTGTGTATGCTTACTCGTACAACATCTTGCGCATAGTAAGCGGAATGGCGGGTCTGGCTTTCAATAATTAAGAGAATAACAAGAGATAATAATGTATTATTTTTATAGATATGTCTTTGTCACCGATTCTTTCCCGGGACATCGTCGCCACTCGGCTGATGTTTAACATGATGAAACGCAATAAGTATGAAGATTATCTGAAGGACACGATCGTAGGTGATCTCAAGTGGTCGGCGATCACGGATAATTCGCTGGCAGTTCGTGGTTGGCTGAAGTGTGACGGCAGCTCGGTGAGCCGCACAACTTACAGTGCGCTATTTGCGATCATCGGTACAACCTATGGATCCGTAAACGGAAGTTCATTCAATCTGCCAAATTGCAAGGGTCGTGTGTTGGCTGCAACCGGTCAACCATACAATACTGCGACTACTCTAGCGCAGGGAAACTCTTTTGGATACCAAACTCATACCCTAAGTGTAAATGAGATGCCGTCCCACACGCACACTGGTCACACGGATCAGAATACGGACACCCCGGAGTCAGAAACTGTCGTGGGGTCAGTTACGGCAGTTCACTCAAACGCAGTTGTATCTGGTGCCAACCAACATACTTTGACGTTTACCACGAATGCGACGGGCGGAAGCCAAGCATTTGACATCCAACAACCAACCATTGTTGTGGGCGACGTATTCATTTACACCGGCGTATTTGAGCCCATTGAGCCCACGGTTGACATTATCGGTCCTGACGATCCCAACTACAACGCGTAAACCGTAATCTTAACCTAACCCAAACATTTTCACTCAATAGTTGCTTTTTATTTAAAATTTGAAACCTGACATAGATATCAAATATATAAGAAACGAAACGCAAAAGCACGGTCGCGAAGGCAAGCGAGGCGATGGAGACGCTCAAGATGCTCGCGGCTCGCCACGTGTCTGTGAAGACTCTGGCTGCGCACAACTTACCGGACGACATCGTGCATTCTCGTGCGGCGATAACGATTCAAAGCGCCTATCGCGCGGCAAAGGCGAAACGTCACGCTCGTCTGCTAAAGACGATCCTTGAAAAAGGTTTCCTGGACAAGAACCAGATGAAGCCTTATGCGCCATGGGAGATGACCAACGTGTTCGCATTGGGTCTCCACGAAGGATGGATTGAGCTGCTGGCGTGGGACTACGTAGACGCAGACTTCAACAAAGACTACATATATCACTGTGTGAAGTACACGTATGACAC